TAGATATGGATGAAACGCTTGTAGATTGGATGTCAGGAGCTAACGCAGCACTACTAGCAGCAGGAAAACCCGAGTGGAAAGATCCTTACTGGAAAGAAAATCACTCCGATGAAGAAGCAGATGAGATTCGATGGGCAATATTAAACAAAACTCCAAATTTTTGGGAAAATCTTGAATTTACGCCCGATGGTTTACTAATTTGGAAGTTTGTTAAAAAATATAGACCTAATATTTTAAGTGCGTGTGGTACACTAGCTAAGACCTGTAAAGCCGGTAAAAGACGATGGTTAGCTAGACGATTAGGTATGAAGAATTTAGGAAAGATCTATTTGGTCAAAAGAAGTCAAAAGAAGCTGTTTGCGAGAACTGAAGATAAAAAGCCTACTGTATTGATAGACGATTATATAAAAAATTGTCAGGAATACAAGGCAGCCGGTGGAATAGCAATCCAAGTTACTACTGCTAATCAAGTTATAGGTAAACTAAAGAAACTGGGATTTCGATAAATAATATACAATTTTATACTTGAGTTAATTAAAGGAGAAATATATGGCACTTTGGGGAAAATCAGATACGGTAGCTAATCGTCCAAAATTCGTAGAGCTAAAACCCGACGGTTCTATTGCTCAAGACGCTTCAGGAAAGAAACTCGTGCTTATCGATAATCTCGAAGCTGGACTACCAGCAAATAAAGCAAAGGGAATTACTGGTGCTGGATGGTATTTAATTCAAAAAACTGGTAGCAGAGTTAAGGCCGAGCTACTTATTGCACTAGATGATGCTCCTCGTGTAGTTTCTGGTGTGGTTAAGGACGACAGCGATGCTGCTGAAACTAGCGTTGACGTAGGTTCAGACCCCGCTTAATTATTTTCTTCGTTATGATTGATTCTGTTGATTCAAATATGACAACAAGACTTACAGAAAAGAATCTTGTAATGTATGCCATGAAACATTATGAGAACGTTCAGTGTGTTGATGTAGATGAGTTTTATGACGATTTAAAAAGAATCAATTATATAAAACGATTGTTTGCCAGATATCAAAATTCTGATGAGCTAAAAGAGAGACTGATACTGAATCATCTTATTATATTGTATAACGTATTCCCCATAGAAGTTGCTACTAACATACTATTTTTTAAGATTGATAGTGATTATTGGTCGTATCTAAAAACATTTTTGGTGTATTTAAATTATATGCCAGAGAAGCTAACATTTTTAGAAAATTGTGAAATAATTACCACCGATATCCCTTTGGATCAAGGAATAATATCAGTTTTGCGAGAGATATGAAATCCTTTAGAAACTATCTTTTAACTGAAGAAAAAAAGTTTTCTTTAGCAGATGCAAAGAAACTTGGAGATAGTATGTCTGTTGATTGGGAAAAAATCGATCTAAAACAGTTTAAAATGGGATTAGATGTCGAATCCGAACATGACGACGATTCAGAACTAGACGTAGTAGATTCCAAGAAAGATTTAGCCAAAATAGTATTGGCTCATTTAAAAGAAAAACCAGATTACTACACCAAACTCAAGAGTGTAGAAGAAGATGCTCCAGTGAATAATGTTGGATCTGGAAATATTGCTGGAATAAAAGAACCAATAATAGCAAAAAATCCAGTTTTGCTCAAGAGAAAACGATTAAATATACATTGATACTTTAGTGTTTCCGTGTTACTATTAACTTATAGTAACCGTTTACATTTTGGTAATCATATGACTGATAAACTTCACGATGAAAATAATGTGTTTGACTCTCTAGGTGTAACTATCGAACATGGAGAGGTTCAGGTGGGTCATACTTACCCTCTGTATGGAATGATAACAAATATTTTGTCTATGACTCCGGGTAATATGCGAGTTGTAGTTAATTACAATATTGAGTTGTTACTTTCTGTTGAGGATGCTGATAAAATTGAATTGATTAAGGAAAGATGTTTTGATCCTGGAATATTTGTAACTCTTATAGAAGAGAAGGGAGAAAAGATTAAAGGAACGTGCACAACTGTTGTTTTCGGAAAAAGAACTAATCAAGAAATGAATTAATATGGAAACTAAAAGTGTGTTAGAAATAAAGCGAGAGTTGCAAATTAGCATGAATCAGCTAAAGCAGTCTATTGATGCTGCTTGTGACAAAATGAGTGAAATGTATTCTGAAGATCACTATATTGTAAAAAGAATTCGTTCCTATTATTCGGCTTTAGAAAAGCAACAAGAATATGTAAATATGTTAGATATTTTAATCGAGCGCAAGGATTTTGAGGGAATCGATTTGTTGTCATTGAAAATAAAGGCCATAGCCGACATGATTAAATCGGATGCAAGATCTTTGTTGAGTAGCATAAACACAGGATATGAGGATCTTCCCGAAGATCTCGTATGGAATTAATTTTAGCGGTCAATGCAGGCGTATTTTATTTTTAATAATCTGAAAGTAAATACTTTTGCACTACAAGATCAGCCATTTCCTGGCTTTGAGCTATTAACTTGGGAACACGAAACTTTTGTAGATGGAACTCTGTGGGATTTGGGAGTGGACGCTGGCTATACGCCCATAGGAATAACACAGATATATGGACAAATTTGGTTAGCTCATGATTCCAATCAAATATCTGAGTTTGAATACTTTGTAGGAGCTAAATCTGGCCTCACAGAACCAATGAGAACAAAGTGTTATGTGCTTTGTGATGGTTTTGTGGATCAACTTTCAGTAATTATTTACCGACTCAGAGAAATTAAAACTATATATAATGTAGTACCTGATGGTAGATGGATTATTAAGCGAGCGTGAACTTGATGACTTCTTTTTTGATGTATTTGAAATTAATTTGGGAAAATAGAAAAACTATTCTAGTTGTATCAGCACTAGGACTCCTAGTCTCCTTTTATATTTACTATCTTCACACCAGTCATCTTATAGAATCTCTTAATCGAGAGAAACTGGAGCTTGAGCAGATAGTAGAAAAGCAACAAAAACAGATGGAACTTTTGAAAGAAAGCTATAAGAAAATTATTGCTTCAAAAGAAGAACTCACTAAACAAATACTAGATGCTCAAAAAGAACTTGATGAGTTACGCAACAAATTATTCAGAGAAAATCACGGAAAAATGTCACTGGAAGAATTGGCTAGAAAAAAGCCCGCTCTAGTAGAAAAAATAATTAATAAAGCAACAGAAGATGTGTTAAGTTGCTTTGAAACTATGTCCAATGGACAGGAGTGCAAATGAAATATCTATTAGGTGTTCTTTGCTGTTTATTGTGTTCTTGCTCTGCTGTTGTTGATATGTTTGAGCCAGATCCACTTCCCGCATTAAATCTTCCGGCACCTAGACCAATAAAAATGGAGCGAGTTAAATTCAAGGTTTTAACCAAAGATAATGTCGTAGAGTATTTTAATTCTATGGACGATGAAACTCGAAGAGCTGTTGTATTTGCTCTCACTGGTCAAGACTATAAAAATTTGGCAATAAATATGCAAAAGCTAAAGGCATATATTAGAGAACAGGCCAAAATTATACAGTTATACAAAGAATACTATGAAAATGGAGTAGCAAATGGCAACCAAGAGTAAGAAAAAGTCCAAAAAAGCATCAACAGAATCACCAGAATCTTCTATAGAAACTCCAAAAAAGATAATAGCACCAGTAGCCAAGGTTACACCCGCACCTCCCACTCAAACTAAAAGATTGCTTCCTCATAATCTTTTAATGGAGATAGATCGTCTTAGCGAGCGATTAAGTTTGGTAGAAAAACAGTTAGACGAATTAAAATCTAAAATGTAGTTGCACACTATAGTTTTTCTGATATAATTCAGAAATGCTTTATATCGATTTAAAATACATATCCACTATAGGAACACATCTTCGCAATTTTAAGAAAAAGAAAGAGAATCTTTATAACTGTTCTTGTCCAATTTGTGGAGATAGTGAGAAGAAAAAGACCAAGGCCAGAGGGTATTTTTATCAAAAAAACACCTCAATGTTTTACAGATGCCATAACTGTGGTTCTGGTTTAGGTCTAGCAAATTTTCTCAAACAGCATTTTCCATCTTATCACGATCAATATGTTTTAGAAAAATATAAATCGGGTGTTGATAATAAAACTACTCGCAAGGTCGTAGAAGTTGCTTCTAAAATCACGTTATCTCATTTTAGCTCATCAAAAGCTACTAAGCTGTTGGATTTACCAGATGAGCATTATGCCAAAAAATATGCATTAGCTAGAAAAATTCCTAAACAATTTTTGGCAAAAATATATTTTGCTGATGACTTTGCAGATTTAGTAGATGACGTTTTTCCTGGTAAATATTCAAATTTAAGTAAAAATGATCCTAGATTGATAATTCCATTTTTTAATTCGCAAAATAAGTTGATAGGACTTCAAGGTCGCTCTTTCACTCCAGAAAGATCATTAAGATATATTACGATAAGAGCAGAATCGAACATCAATTTAATTTATGGATTGGATCAATTCGATAGTAGAAAAACTGGATACGTTGTAGAAGGACCAATCGATAGTATGTTTTTACCAAATTGTTTAGCGGCAGCCAACTCCGATCTAGAATCAGTGTGTAAAAAGGTCACAGCGGATAATTTGGTGTTAATTTACGATAACGAACCTAGAAATAAAGAAATTGTTAAACTATTGGAATCATCAATAAATGATGGAAAAAAAGTTTGTATTTGGCCTTCATCCATAGTTGAAAAGGATATAAATGATATGATACTGAGCGGAAAGTCCTCAGAAGAGTTGATCTCTATCATAAAGACCAGAACTTTTTGCGGGTTAGAAGCTCAATTAGAATTTTGTAGATGGAAAAAAATATGATAACTGGTGCCTCAGAAGTTTTAGATTGGTTGCCTGTGGGATATATGATTAATTTTCCGAGCGATAATTTTCCCAGCAATTTTATAGAAGTAAACGGACAAAGATTGTCCAAAAAAGATTATCAAGATGTGTTTGACATTCTAAAAGGAAACGTTATAGACGATAATGACACCTTTGTTTTGCCCACAAAATCTCAGTTAGTAAATAAATTTAATTCTCCCTGTAGAATTATAATTAAATTAAAGAATTAATCGAGGTGATATGAATTGCTTTTATAAAAATATTTTTTGTACTTTTGCTTTGTGTCTGACAGCTTGCGGCTCTAATGGTGGATCCGACGATTCTTCACCAAATCCTTCAGATGGACTAACAAATGTGGGATACGCCCCTTTTAATTTAACTGCGGATCAATTTAATTGTAATGCTTTTTTAGAAGCATCTCAAGTCGTAAATCATTTGCATATTGCATTTTTATATAATACTTTTGGAAATAATTTTTCCTGTCTTGAACAGCTTATGAATGATTCTAGATTAGAGACGCTAGAAGTTAATTTAATAAATGAGCCTGGACACAGAAATGGGCGATTAGGGTCTTACGAGTTCCTTGCTGATGTCGGTTCGGTGAGTGACTATGACAATAAATTGAGAAGTCAAGATGCTGCATTAAAGCAAAAGTTTGTTGAGTATGTGGCCCCTCTGCAAGAAGTTTTGAAGAATTTAGATTCTAGCACACAGCTTTTAATTAATCCGGGATTAGAAAGTAATGTTAGTGATGCTGCTGGTGCAACACTGATGACCTGGACTAGAGAGCTTTTTCCAAACGCCAGAGTGGTGTGGAATCCATTAAATCCATCTCCTGATAGATTGACTGCAACAGGAGCCGACACACTAGAAGGTCATGGTGCAACACCAAATATTTCTGCGCCGTGTGTTTATAATATGGATGGAACCGACGTTTCTTATCCAAATCGTCCTGCGCTGGGCGAATTAAATCATAGAGAAGGACAAGCAAAAAATTGGGTACAAAGTGGAGCACCACTATTTCAATTAATAGAAGAGATGGCTAATAGATGTGAAGTTGCATTGATCTGGTCTGCGGAAGGTAACGGTCTAGATTACAGAGCATCGGGGTTTGTAGATCCTCGAAGCAGAAATCACTCTATACCTTTGGAGGTTTACAAAACAATTTTTGAAGATGTTGCAAAAGTTCAAAGCGAAGGTGTCGTTTATGTAAATGAGCCTTTTGTTCAAGATTCTGCGATTGAATCTGGCTGTTCATCTGTTTCTGATTCTTTTGTTGATGGACCAAAAAGTGGAAATTTGTTGAAACAGTCTGAGTTTAGGGACAGAGGTGGTGTTGTAATACTACCATCAAGATCTCGTGCAAGTAATGTCAAAATTGAACGTGCTGGTGAAATAGTAGATTCATATTCAAGCTCAGGGTCTTACAAAGATGGAAGATTACTATTCAGATCATCGATTTCTCCAACAACTTACCCAATGAATGTGTATTTAACACACGACTCTCCTGCAGGAAAAATGTGTTACAGATTGTCTAATCCTAGAATACGATTAGACTAAATCATTCTTGCTAACACAATCAAAATTTGTTATCATCGTTCTAGTTAATTAAAACAGGAGAATTTAATGAAAAATTTACCGTCTCTTTATCAAGAGTTTATTCACCTTTCTCGCTACAGTCGATGGTTGCCAGAAAAAGGAAGAAGAGAAACTTGGACAGAAACAGTAGATAGATATTTTGTATTTTTTGAAAAACATTTGAAAGAGAGATGCAATTTTGATTTTAAAAAGTCCATTCAAAATGAACTAAAAGAATCTATATCAAAATTGGATGTAATGCCCTCCATGCGATGTTTGATGACAGCGGGAGAAGCTCTTGAACGAGATGAAACCGCAGGATATAATTGTTCATTTATTGCTATCGATAATCCCAGGGCGTTCGACGAAATTTTATATATTCTTTCGTGCGGAACAGGAGTTGGTTTCTCAGTCGAGCGTCAATATGTGTCTCAGCTTCCTGTGGTCGCCGAGTCTTTTTATGAATCAGACACCACGGTGGTTGTTCAAGACTCAAGAATTGGATGGGCCAAGTCTCTAAAAGAAATTATAGGACTGTTATATCAAGGACAAATACCCAAAATTGATGTTAGTCGAGTTAGACCTGCTGGAACTCCTCTTAAAACTTTTGGTGGTCGTGCCTCTGGGCCAGAACCTTTAGTTGCGCTTTTTGATTTTTGTGTAAAGACATTCAAGACCTCCGCAGGAAGAAAACTGCAATCAATCGAATGTCACGATATCGTATGTAAGATTGCAGAAGTAATTGTGGTTGGAGGAGTTAGACGCTCCGCACTTATTTCTTTAAGCAATCTATCGGATGATAGGATGCGAGCCGCAAAGGGTGGACAGTGGTGGATTGAAAACGTTCAACGTGCATTAGCAAATAATTCTGCTTGTTACACGGAAAAGCCCGATATTGGTATTTTCATGGACGAATGGAAATCTCTTTATGAATCTCGCTCAGGTGAGCGGGGTATATTTAATTTAGTTGCAGCAAAGAAAGGTGCAGATTCTTTAGTGTCATTGAATAATAGTCCTAGAAGAGATGCTACTAAAATTGCAGGAACTAATCCCTGCGCCGAGATTCTTTTGCGTAATAGAGGCTTCTGCAATTTGTCCGAAGTGGTTGTAAGAGCTGAGGATACCAAAGAAACTTTGCTTAAAAAAGTTGAGCTTGCTACTATTTTAGGCACTATTCAATCTACTCTAACAAATTTTCGATATTTGACCAAAGAGTGGCAAAAGAACGCTGAAGAAGAAAGATTGTTAGGCGTTTCTTTAACTGGAATATTAGATAATGTAATGATGTCAACCCCAAATGAGGATTTAAAAACTCTTTTAACAGAGCTTAGAACTCATGCAATAAAAGTAAACGCCAAATGGGCAAAGATGTTGGGAATAGAAGCATCTGCGTCTATTACTTGCGTTAAGCCCTCAGGCACCGTATCTCAGCTAGTAGATAGTGCCTCAGGAATTCATCCTCGACATTCTAGATATTATATTAGAACTGTTCGCTCAGACAACAAAGATCCATTATGCATACTCATGAAGCAAATGGGCTTTCCGCACGAACCTGATGTCACCAAACCTGAACACACAACTGTGTTTTCTTTTCCTGTTGCATCACCACAAAATGCTGTGTTTAGAGATCAACTAACAGCTATTGAGCATCTTGAACTTTGGTTGTTTTACAAGAAACATTGGGCCGAGCATACCGTTTCCATAACAATTTCGGTAAAAGAAAATGAATGGTTAGATGTTGCGGCATTTGTGTATAAAAACTTTGATCAAATTTCTGGAATATCTTTTCTTCCATTTAGTGATCATGTGTATAAACAAGCACCATACCAAGATTGTACCAAAGAACAATATTTGGCTTTGTTAGAAAAGATGCCAATGCACGCCGACTGGGCTAATTTACATATATACGAAAAGGAAGATACAACTACTTCCACCCATGAACTTGCTTGTAGTTCTGGAAACTGTGAGATTATTTAATGAAAAAAAAGAAACAAACGTGTGTGTGTCATGAGTGTGCAGTAACTATCGAAATAGTAGTGACTAGCACTCTTACCGGAGATAAACGATCAAAATTTACACCAGAAATATGTCCTTTCTGTGGAGATGTCGTTGAGTTAGAAGATGATCGCCCATTTTTAAAAGACTTTGATGACTATGACGATTTTGATGATGACAAATATTACACAGATGAAGATGAGATAGAAGATGACTAAGTGCGTGGTGGGCATAGACTATTCTATGTCAAGTCCCAGCATATGCGTTCATCTAGGCGATAAGTGGTCTCTAGACAACTGCAAATTTTTCTTTTTAACACAAAAAAAGAAATGTACCATGAAAACAAAAATGTTTTATGGTGACACACAAGTTGTTTACAAAACACAAGAAGAACGTTTTGCAAAGTTGGCTGCTTGGGCTATAGATAAGATTCCTCTTCACGCTGAGGTTTTTATTGAAGGTTATGCCTACGCCTCCAAAGGAGTTGTCTTTCATATTGGAGAAAACACCGGTTTGCTAAAGCACACTTTGTGGACAAAAGATATTGCATTTGTCGAGATCTCTCCCCCCGCTATTAAAAAATTCGCCACCGGAAAAGGAAATGCCAATAAGATGGTAATGTACGAGAGTTTTGTTGCAGAAACACACCTTGATATATCATCAATAATTCACTGTAATGAAGGTGACTCACCCATGTCAGATGTTATAGACTCATATTTTGTTGCCAAGTATGGATTTGACAAAACGTTTGGAAGCTCTTCCAATCAAAAAAAAGCAAGGGTATAGCTCGGAGTATAGCTCCTTCAGGAAAATCGCTCCTAATTGATTTTTAAAAAGTTAAGTTATTGATTTTATTAAATAAAAAAAATGACTTTTTTGTTGTCTCTAGCACAACATTACTGTAAACTTAGTGATAGACAACTCACATTCTTTTTGGATTGATATGAAACAAACCACAGCACGATCTCGCTTGTCAAAAATAGGTGATAATGAGCCAAGATGGAAAATAGATGCTGATGACGGACAGTTGGCTCAAATGCTAACTTGGTATAACTACAACAAAACATCAGAAGATGCCAGAAAATATTTTGTGGAGTTTTTGCGAGTTGAAGGCGAACAGCCCGATTTGCTAAACAGAATAGCTAAAGATGATGATATCCCATTTACTAACACCATAGGTTGGTTGTGTAGAATTAAATCTATAAATGGCACAATCGTTCCGTCAAAGTATGATAAACACATTGAACAAACAAAAAATAATATTGTAGATTTTTTTGCCAAAAATGTTTCGGATCAAACCAGTCCAACTTCGGTGACTACTAATAAGCCCAGCGTTCAAGATCATCTGCAAAATCAATTAAGAGAATATTTAGGCGAAATTGACGAAAAGATAGACGAGTTTTTGGTAAGTAAATGCAAAAAGACTTTTGATGTTTACGAGTGGTTAAAAACAAAAAACATAAAGCACACACAAGCCAGTAACATTGGTAAATATTTTTCAGATCATGTTCTTCCAGAACTTCAAGAAGCCATTTCTGGTGAGTGTGAGCAACTAAAAGAAGGATATTCATTCTTATCAAAGAAGCAACTGAAAGATTATGCTCAGTTTGTAGAACAAATAGTTTCTGATACTGCTAGATGGTGTGATATTGCAAAACAAATATCGATAAACAATCGAGCACCTAGAGCTAAGAAACCAAAGCCTGCAATCAAGCAGGTTGCCAGATTAAACTTTTTGAGAGAGCATGAAAATCTCAAGAGTATTCCACCAACTCAGATATGTGGTGCAACACAACTTTGGGTATATAACACCAAATATAGAACCTTAGGTGTTTATGTATGTAACAATGTACATGGATTTTCTGTGAAGGGTTCTACTATATTAAATTTTGATGCAGCCGAATCTATTGCCAAGAAGCTGAGAAAGCCCGAAGATGTTATACCCAAAGTATTAGAAGCCGGAAAAGTAGCTCTTCGCAAAATACTTCCTGGTATAAGAGCAAAGGATAAAAAATTGACTGGAAGAATTAATAGAGATACTATACTATTAAAAGCAATTTAGTATGACAACTATATTTTTTGACTTAGAAACCACGGACTTAAACTCTGTGGGACAAATATTAAACTACGCCTTTGTAGAGATTGATGATAACTGGACGATTAAATCGTGTTTACGAGACAAGATTAAAATCTCCAGACTTCAGCTACCTTCTCCGTATGCCATAATTGCATCTAAAACCGATATTCTTGCTCACTGTAGCGAAGCTCGTGATGCTGAACACATCGCTATGGCTAAAATTCAAAAGTATCTCCAAGATATTGTGGAGTGGAATGAAACACGAATAGTAGGATACAACTCAAATAATTTTGATGTGCCATATCTACGCACAAGCATGATTAGAAACGGTCTTAATCCATATTTTGGTGGATCTATAAAATACGGTGATGTTCTGCACGTTGTAAAGAGATTGGCTTGCGACAGACCAGACTTCTACGAAAAGCTAGAGAAGAAACAAAACGGAAAACCCAGTTTTAAATTAGAATCTGTGGCCAAGTCGCTAGGAATAATGGACAAAAATGTCACACAAGATCATGAATCTCTATCAGATGTTTTACTAACAATTAAATTAGCGGAACATATACATAAAAACTATGGAATTGATGTAAGAACATATAGCTCATACGAGATTCACAAAAATAATTTTGATGTAGTAAAAGTTTTTCCTTTTGTAGATCAAAATAATCAGAAAATTTCGGATGAATATTGTTACATGGCTCTGTTAGAGCAAAACAAAACGCAAGCTCTTTGGATAAATCTAAAAAAGTTTGAAGAAGGTTTAGGTAAAAAGGCAGTATCTTGGTATAATAAGAACACTTCTCCACTTTTTGTTGAAAAGGTTTTAAGAGGAGATGATTACAAAAAGAGAGCAGACAAAGCAAGATCTGTCTTATCTGATATCAAAATAGAAAATTTTTGGCCAGACAAAAACTGTGACATCGAGCAGTTTGTTTACATGATGCCTATAGGACATATAACATCGCTATATGATGCTATTTGGAGAAAAGACTTGTTTTTGATTAAAGAAACCAAGAGCAAGTTTGCTAGTCAGCTTTATCTTAGATTTTTAATGAATAATGCTGATGTAGACCAAGTAGAAAATCAAATTAAAGAATATGCCAAATACAGATATGGTGGAAAATTAAAGATTGATAAAGAAAATTTTGATGCAAAATATCAAGAAGGTGTGTATAGCGAAAGTTTTCATACAACCTATAATGAGTTGTTATTTCAGATAGAAGAATTGAGCAAAAAGCCAGAAAATATTCACCTAATGAATCAGCTACGAAAGTTTTATGACAGCAGCATAATAACCAGTCTTGCTGGATCAGAGCTATCAACAATCAACCGAGTTAAATCAAATGAAGAAAATTAATGATGTTTTGAAATTGTTATTTTCTGTTTTTAGACGTAAAAAATCCAAGTCTAGCGACTTCATACACAGAAAAAGCAATTTAATTATCCAGTTGGATTTTTTAATAGACACGCTCAACATGAATAAAATGGATTTAATGTATATGGAAAGTTTAAAGATGCCATTAACATCAGATCAGAAAGTATATTTTATTCAACAAATAGATAGAATCAACAGTGCTATTAAGATACTTTTGTGGTTTAGAGAGAACGTTAAGTTAAATGAGCGATTTTGGACTAAATTTTTTAATTGGACTAGGATATGAGTATTATAATAACAGCAGTTTGTACGTTTTTTGCCTTTATGTTAGGCAGATTGTCGGCAAAAATAGAACATCAAATAGCGTTTAGAGATCAGCTAATCGTAATAATTGATGCTATTATTAAAGTGGATCAATTATTGTCTTTTAAAGGACAATCTATCAAGGATTTAAAAATTGTAGAAGTTGTCAATAAGGTAACTGAGCAGCTAGATTTAAAAAATAAACAATAATGATATGAAATTTTTTTTGATATTTTTATTTGTTCTTTACACTATTATGATATTTTCCTTTGGAGTAGTTGTGGGCTACGAAAAGGCCATAAATGATATGAAAAAGGTGCGAAGCCGAAAATGACTTGGGAAGATTTGCTTTCAGAAGAAATAAAAAAACCATATTTTCTGGAACTTGCAGCCGCAATAAAACAAAAATCAGATGTGTGTCCTTCTAAACAAGATATGTTTAGAGCATTAGAGCTTGTGTCGTTTAATGATATAAGAGTGGTCATTATAGGGCAAGATCCCTATCATGGAGAAGGTCAAGCAAACGGACTGGCATTTTCCGTTAATAAAGATCAAACAATCCCCCCTTCGCTGAGAAATATTTTTAAGGAAATAGAAACAGATGTTTCTGTAATAAATTATTGTGGAGATTTAACCTGTTGGGCAAAACAAGGAGTCTTGTTATTAAATAGCATTTTAACTGTGACTAAAGATTGTCCAGGATCTCACGCAAATTTAGGATGGGAGAAATTTACCAATAAAATTATATCTGATATTTCAATGCATTTAACCGATGTAGTTTTTTTGCTATGGGGTTCTTACGCTCGATCTAAAAATTCTTTGATAGATAGTAGCAAGCATTTAATATTAGAGTGTCCACATCCTTCGCCTCTCTCCGCTCACACGGGATTTTTTGGGTGCAAACACTTTTCTATGACTAATCAATTTTTAAACTCGAAAGGAAAAGTCACTATTAATTGGAGAACTATATGATTGGATATTTTGTATTTGTTTTGGTTCTATTTTTTAATTTTCTACTTGGGGTTGGTGTTGGATTTTTGACGGCGATGAGACGTGTGATCGATATAAAAGAACAAACAGAAAAGGAAATATACTGTCATGGATTTGAGTCTGGAATTTATTATACTTTGGATGAATATTGTCCAGAAATGTTTAGAATAGAAATTGCCGAAGATTCTTACAAAGAGTATAAAGCCATAAAATATGGTCCAGAAAAGCACTAATAGCTTGTCTTTGATCTTTATTCGTGTTATAGTAATAGAATGATATTAATTGATTTTAACCAAACTCTTATCTCAAATCTGATGTCTCAGATTAGCTCAAACCCAAATGCTGAGTTATCGGAGAATTTAATTAGACACATGGTATTATCATCGATTCTTTCTTACAAGAAGAAATTCGGTGACAAATATGGTAAAATGGTGTTTTGTGCTGATGACAAGAAATACTGGAGAAAAGAAGTATTTCCTTACTACAAAGCCAACAGAAAGAAGATGCGTGATGCATCTAAGTTTGACTGGAATTTAATTTTTAATACTCTCAATAAGATTCGAGATGAGATTAGAGATAAGTTTCCTTATCAAGTCATTCAAGTAGAAGGTGCTGAGGCTGACGATATCATAGCCACCATGGTCAAATACTCTCAGACACATGAGTTGTTATCAAATTCATTAGATCCTTCTCCTCAAGATGTTTTGATACTATCTGGTGATAAAGACTTTGTTCAGTTGCAGAAATACTCTAACGTAAAGCAGTTTTCTCCTATGCAAAAGAAGTTTTTAACTACCGATGATCCACATAGAACTTTGCTAGAGCACATTTTGACTGGTGATTCTGGTGATGGTATTCCTAATTTTTTATCTAATGACGCCGTGTTTGTAACAGAAGGTGATCGACAAAAGCCTATTAGAAAAGATAAGCTAGATTTGTGGTTGTCTGCTGTAGATCCAGAGAAGTTCTGTGATGATATTATGCTAAGAAACTTTAAGCGTAATGAGTTATTAATCAATTTGGATAATACACCTGAACACATTCAATCAAAAATTATAGAATGTTATCAAAAAGGTCCAACAGGAGACAAGCGAAATTTACTAAATTATTTTGTAGAGAATAAATTGAAATACTTGTTGGAAAGTATTTCAGAGTTTTGAGGAATAACTATGAGTGGATTGAGCATAGCAGAAATTGTGGATAAACTTGAAAAAGCAAGAACCAAGTCGGAAAGATTGGATATCTTGAAAGCAAATGATTGTGGAGCTCTAAGAGGGCTTCTGCGAATGAATTTTGATGCTTCTCTTAAACTTGCTTTGCCTGAAGGAGTTCCACCGTTTAATAAATCTACCTCACCCGTGGGTTTTGGTGACACAACACTAAAAGCCAGTGCAAAGGGCTGGTATGTTTTTACTAAAGAGCTTGCTCCTTCATTGACGCAGACTAAAAGAGAGAGTATTTTTATTAGTCTTTTGGAAAAATTAGATTCAAAAGAAGCTGAGATTTTGTTAAATGCTAAGGACAGAAAACTTGATTTAGGATTAACTAAGAAATTAATAGATGAGGTTTTTCCTGGTCTAATTCGTAGCGAGAATACAAAACATGGCGGTAAAAAAGAGTCAGCAAAAAACACAAACACCTCCACCGCTAAGAGCGATGGTGAAGGTGTATGAAGTTGTTCTGACCTTCGACACAAATAAGCCCAACGAGCAAATTGAAGAAGAGACAAACGAACTCATCGACAAGATCAATCAACTGTTGGCTAAAACCATAAAAGATTCACTACCACAAATCTACAAAGATAAGCAAAAGAAAGCCAAAATTGCTATTATACCTATAAAACCAGAAGATCTGGAAGATTAGTTTGGAAATAAAGATCCTTGAACGTCTAAATAAAGATTTAGACACGAGGATTTGAGTGAAAACCAATAATAAGAAACTAAAAAAAGTCGCAAAATTACTAAAAACGGGATTAAACGTTGGAAAAAGAATTGTTTTTTCCACATATCATCTAGTGGCATTTACTTTAGCCAGCACCTTTGTTTTAAGTGTGATATATCAACCTCAAATAGATTTAATTAGAGGTGAAGGTGTTCCGGGACAAGGAAACGATCCTCAGTCCCAGTATATGATTCATGAATTATTTCCTCATGCGTCATGGAATGATCTTGAGCCATGCGGTCTTCATTTTGACGAACAAAAAGAATTTAATACAGCATTACAATGTGTAAATCAAAACGTGTGGCCTAAGTCACCAATAGTTGACGAAACGGTTGTGCATCTGCCCAGATGTTTTATTGTAAAGGCCAAAACTGTAGATGTTTACACTAAACCTCAAATAGGGTTTAATTTTATTCCTATTTTTGAAGCTACTCCTATGGGAATACAAGTAGGTGCTGTGGTTGGAGTTTATCAGCCAGAAACAAGAACCGTTTTTATCATTGAAAACGTTGACGCAGCCATGATCTATCGTCACGAGCTACAGCACTATTTTCTTCATGCTCATAACCCGGAGACTGGTGGTGGAGGACATCATCAAGAAATATGGCAAAAATGCGAACCACCTTACTACGAGCCTTCAGATAAAGTAAAGGCTGGTGTGAAACCAGCCCCTACAAAAACACCATCTAAGTAGTTTTTACTTAGATTTTTTGGATGTATTTTTCTTGGCTTTCTTGGGTGCAGATACTGGAAGAGGCCCAGCCTTGCAAGACTCTACGCTCTTTAGACCTAGCGCAACTAGCAATCGACATACCAAACATTTAACTTTCTTTTTAATACTCATAATTAACACCTATAAAAGTTGTTTACGCATATTTCTATTTATGTTATATTGATAGTGATGAATGTGAAGTCATTCCAACATATTTTTTATGACATAAATAAATCTATGTGGTTTTATCAATTTATAGTGGAGTAAATAATGCCAACATACGATTACCTCTGCACAGCTTGTAATTTTAAGTTTGATAAACTATTAAGAATAGATGATCGAGAAACTCCTATAAAAGAACCTTGTCCAAATTGTAATAGTAATTCAGTCACCTCCGTTCTATCAGCACCATCTTTGCTTAGTCCCTTTAGGCTCGATGGATTGAAAAAACCTTCGGGAGCTTTCAAAGAAAGAATGGCTCAAATTAAAAAAGGTTTGGGAAAGACAAAACACAATCTAAGGGATCACTAATGGGTAAAAGATCACGACAGTCTCATCGTCAACAGGAAGATGTAACTTTAATAGAAGAGATCAGAGACGAATACAGACGACAAAAGAAAATACTAAAGCACAATTTTTCTTTAGCCAACGTGTCGCCGCTAACAGACAATCAAGAAGGTGCGTTTCATGCAAACGGCTCGGGAAAAAACATTCTTCTATATGGTGTAGCAGGAACTGGAAAAACGTTTCTGGCATCATACTTTGCTTTAAATGATCTTTTGTCAGGAATGGCAAAAAGAATAATTATTGTTAGAAGTGCTGTTACTACCAGAGATCAGGGATTCCTTCCTGGTACTTTGCAAGAAAAAATGGCACTTTACGAAGCACCATATCGTGAAATTTTCGCCGAGCTTTGTGGTGGAAGAAGAGATGTGTATGATCTCTTAAAAAAGAGAGATTACTTGGAGTTTATGTCCACTTCATTCATAAGAGGTGTTACTTTTGATGATGCAATAATTATTGTCGATGAGGTGCAGAATTGTACCGATCACGAAATAAATTCCGTTTTGACCCGTGTAGGAAAAAACACTCGTGTAATTCTTTGCGGAGATCATAGACAAGATGATTTGAAAATGACTGGTAAAAAAAATCAAGTATCAGGAATAGAAAATTTAATAAAAGTTGCCAGATTTATGGATAGTTTTTCTCTAGTAGAATTTGGAGTAAAAGATATTGTTAGATCTGGTTTTGTTAAAGAATATATTATTGCCAGAATAAATCTTGGTCTAGATTAAATATTTGAGATTTTTTAGCATCTGTGCTATACATAAGATAACAAATTATCTAGGAGAGGTATCATGACAAAAAACAAAAAAACAGAAGGCATCAAGCACGATCAGCAAAAAATCCGATGGGATTTGGTACCTTATGATGCTGTTAATGAGATAGCCAAAGTTTTGACCTTTGGTGCAGCAAAATATGAAGCTAGAAATTGGGAAAAGGGAATGAATTGGTCTAGAGCGTTCGGTGCACTGCAAAGACATCTAACTAGGTGGTTTCATGGACAAGACAAAGACAAAGAAACGAGGCTCACTCATCTGGCTAATGCTGGCTGTTGTTTGTTTTTTCTTTTGGCGTGGGAACTCCGGCAAGTAGGAGTCGATGATAGACCAAAACTGGATCCCAAACTGCTAGAACATATGGACAATACAGACTTTATGGAAAATATTTTTGAGATGCTAAAATCAACTCAAAACACAAGTATTTCAACTGAAGAAAACTCAGAAGAAGAGGAAGTATTAGCCAACTAAATAGTTGCATGAGTTTTAATAAACAAACATTTTTAAATTATCTCTATAAGCTATCAGAGTCCTCAATGGACTACAAATATGCTTATTCATATATGGGATCACTAGAAGTTCCTAAAAAACAATTTTCTGCAAATTGTAAAAAGTTTTCGTTGGAGATCGATAGCATATCAACTGCAAAAACTTCTTATCAGAAGCAGATATTAAAATCCATATCAGCTCACATTAAACAAGAAAACTTTCTGTTGGCCCAAGATCTGATAGATAAATTGGATGCAGGAACAAAAAAATTAATACCTATACACATTTTACATTTTATTGAACGTAACGCTTAATTATGAGTTGCAATATGATATCAGACTTGTTATTTCAGTCTGGTGCATTGAAAATGAAATTGGCTGGTGATCAAGAGTTTTGTAAGAACATACTAGACTCGTATAATCTTCTGTTCACGACAGTTAAATCTGGTGGCACAATTTATTCGTGCGGAAATGGTGGTTCAACGTGTGATGCCATGCATTTAACAGAAGAGCTTGTTGCACGATATAAAAAGAATCGACCTGGAATTAAAGCTATGCATTTAATGGATGCTTCAACTTTAACCTGCTGGTCAAATGATTTTTCTTTTGATCAAGCCTTCGCTCGACAAGTAGAAACGTTTTGTGGAGACAGCGATGTGTTAGTTGCAATTTCTACATCAGGAAATTCTAAAAACATTATAGAGGCTTGTAAAGCTGCAAAAACAAAAGGAACAAAAGTAATTGCATTAACTGGAAAAGATGGTGGAGAACTTCGCTCTTTGGCCGATATTTCTTTAATAGTTCCATCATCTTTCACAGAGAGAATCCAAGAAACTCATATAACCATAATTCATCTTTGGTGTGAACTTTTGGAATCTAATTTATTTTAATAAATTCTTGATTTTTTTCCATTTTTATATATAGTAGAGAAATAAGGGCCTGCGTAGTTTCGACTTAATGTTCGGAGCTATTTCCCACAACACGATGATAGTCCTTGGCATCGTAATAAATGGACTAACGTTTAAGTGCAAACTTTAACGACTCTGCTTACGCCTTAGCTGCATAAGCCGTGATTTATAGATGTTCTGCTAGTTACTCTATAAATTGCGTAATTCAAACTAGCGGTGCTCACAGATAACCATCCGTTATGTGAGGGTAAAACCTAATCTTGGGTGAGAAAGCTGATTGATCAGCCCCTTGTGACTGAGAGTTGTTTGAACGGAATGTCAACGGGGTTAAGTGCCTGGAAAGCAAGAAAGTTCAAAATATTGTTGTACACGGAATAGCAAAGACGTTATGGACATCGAGTGCGACTCTCGATCAGGTCCACCAACTTTATGACGAACACTAGATTATATATTTTGTCCATATTTTTTGGACTTCTTCAAATTGCAGATGGAGTATTAACGTACATAGGCGTTACTCGTCTAGGTTCCTCAGCCGAAGGAAACCCACTGGTTAGATATTTTATTCAACTTTTAGGTCCATTTCTAGGATTATTTTTTGTCAAGATCATAGGAATAACAGTTATGATCATCATCGGCGCTAGATGCATCAGAGCCGAAGATAGAAAGTGGTTGCAAAACTTTTTGGTGTCTATGATATCTTTTTATTTAATATTTGCAATTATTCCCTGGTTGTATGTTTTAAGTGGAGTTTAATATGATATACGAAATTTATGGAAATACTAAGTTTGAAACGGAGCTTTTAAATAGCTCTGATATAATGAATTTAGTTATGGACGAAACTTTTGCCAAAAATCTTTATGCATCATTGTGTAATAAAATATGGGTAAAAGATGATGAGGAGTTTTCTGCATCTTGGCGTTATGCAGGAGGTTTAGTTGCAAATTTAAGAAATGTTAAAGGTGGACTAAATGAAGAATACTTGGATTTTTATTTGTCTGGGCGTGAGGGAGAAGTTTTTCCCGATGTTTTAGATGTTTTAACCAAATTAGGATGGACACCTAAAGATTATGACTAATAAATAATAGTGAGCTACTTGCTAGGGAGTGTTTTTATCGTTTCCTGCTCCGAATCTGACTCTGTAGCAGAACGATGTCAAGAGTTGGAAGTAAGTAGCTCTCTCGAAAGGATTTTATGATGAAGATTTTAACACCAATTTTAACTGTTTGTTTTGTTGTTGCACTATTGATTGGTGTTGCCCTGTTAGGAAAGTATCAACACAAAAATTTAAATCTTCCTATTTGTGTAAATCAGTGTGGAGATGGTATTTGTTCGCCCATAGTTTGTGCAGGCCAAGGCTGTCCCTGCACAGAAACAAACATTACATGTCCTACCGATTGTAACTAATATGAAATCTTTTAATAATTTTTTGCACGAATCTATATTGGACCCTGAACAATCAAGTTTAAGTCCTTTAATTTTTGATATAGTTGACGAACCAAAACTTAAAGATTCTGTCAGAGATCAAATTCTGGTAAAAATTGCTATACTAGGCAAAAAGGTTGATATAATAGATTATTCGCTGATAGGAAGCATTTTAACTAAAAGATATTCAAACGATTCTGATGTTGATATAAACGTTTTAGTGGCAACATCAGATGAAAAAATGGATCAAGTCAGAAAGATTGCTATTGAATTAAGCGGCGATATTGTTTCTGGTACACAACATCCTATAAACTTGCACGTTTTGAATGACAAATCTGATTATGATAATGCTAATAATTCGGCAGACGGCGTTTTTGATATCAGTAATAACAAATTTGTTCGGAAACCAATAGAAAAGCCTTTTCATATACAAAAATATATGAAATTGTTTCAAGACACAGTTTCAAAAATCGATGTGCTTAAAGATGAACTTAAAGACGATATTGTGGATTATAATGAGTTAAAGCATTTTTCTAAAGATGATATGCAAACTCTGCGAAAAGAAATCGAAGCAAAAATTAAAGAGATAGAAAATGACGCTCAGGGATTAATAGACTTATATGATAAGATAAAGAAAGATCGAGCATCAGGCTTTGCACGTCCTCTAACTGCCGCAGAAATTAAGGAATATGGAGTCAAAAACAGACTTCCAGGAAATGTTTTGTATAAGTTATTGGAGCGTCATCTGTATCTTAATTTTTTGCATAAGATACAAGAAATCATGGGTGATGACAACAAACTGTCTTCCAAAGAGATAAATCAACTAGATAATCTAATAAAGACAGAGAGTTATCTCATATAAAATAGTTATTGACACTGATCGGTGTGTTTGATATTATGTTAGTATGAGAACAAAATTACTAATCACACTATTGTCATGTATTGCTTTTACTCCTTTGTTGGTCAAGGCTGATGAGTATGAATCATATACATCGTATGATGCACAAGATGGTTCGATAGAGACACAATATGATGCATCGAATGATGACACATACTCTGAGGTTGACTATAGAGTTCCTAGTCAGTATGCACCCAGAGCAAGAATACCTAGCACAGGATCAGGAGATTCTAGGTCAGAGGCACTAGCGCAAGCACGATTTGAAACTCAGATGATGCGTGAGCGAGCCCAACAAGAAACCTATAGACAACAGATCGCAGCCAGACACAACTCGCAGAGAATCGCCGAGAACTCCAGAGAGATCCAGGAGAATCAACGACGATACGAAAACAACATGAACATGATTAACAATGTCAACCAAGCAGCCAACGCTGCAACCAACGTAGCTAGACAAGCAAAGACTATTGGAACTTTGATGAATGGTGGTTGGGGATCATATCGTGATGCATTTAATTGGTAAAAAGTTTGTAGAACAGAGGATGGTTTTTATATATAGTAGTCTCATAGCAACAGCCCTATTTCGACTAACATGAAACTGGTAGCGCATAAAACAGATTCTATCTTTGGAAGACTTAGGATTCTGGCTGTGAGTTGTATAAGACGCTCATTAGAGCGCAAAATTGGAAAATGAGCTATGGCGCTTCTGCACCTGACGAGCCCAGAAGGGCGAAACAGTGGTAGATCATAGGCTTCCGTATGGTTGCTTCCCTGTCTACCCTGTCGTGCAGTTTATCAAAATAATTCTCCTCTAGCTCTTGAAATCATACAACATAGTGATTATAATTCTTCTATAAGAGTTTTAATCTTATAGGAGGATCTTTATGACTTTTTTACACACCTTTTTCCCAGAGTTTTACAACACTACAAGTTTTGACTCGATGGAGTATAACTTGGTCAAAAGTGAGGAAAACGAGCTTACATTGGAACTAAATGTTGCGGGTTTCTCTGAGAGCGAGATTGACATAGAACTCGTCAGTAACAGTCTTAAAATCTCTGCGACTAAGACTCCTGACGAGCGAAAGTATCTTCATAAGGGCATATCAAGCACGTCTTTTATGAGACGATTTACACTACGAGAAGATATGGAAGTAAAAACAGCCACAGTAAAAAATGGATTGTTGTCAATAGTTTTGGAATGTAAAGTTCCTGAACACAAAAAGCCCAAAAAGATTTTACTTACGCATTAAATAATCATAGACTTATATAAAGCTCTGTGTTATTCTAACAACAGCCACAAGCAAGTGGCTGTTTTTTTATTTTATGATTACTAGACCACTTCTTGCAGCCACCTTAGAAGATGTATCATCACTAAAATTTCCTGTTCTTGCAACACCAAAGCTAGATGGCATTCGTGTACTAAAAGTTGATGGTAAAGCTGTCACACGAAAATTTAAGCCCATACCTAACACACACATCAGAGAACTATTGGAAAAACATTTACCGGATGGTATTGACGGCGAAATTATGACTGAAGGTACATTTAATGATATTCAATCAAAAGTCATGTCATTCGATGGTGAACCAGATTTCACATTCTATGCATTTGATTTTGTACAAAGCGATTTGAATCGTGACTACAAAGAGCGAATCGACGACTTGCTGCATCATTTTGTTGACAATCCAACGAAAGAGTTTCAGGTTATTGTTTTGTATCCTGTGTGGATACATTCACCAGAACAGTTGTTTGAGTATGAAAAAACGTGTCTAGAACAGGGCTACGAAGGTGTGATGATACGAACACCAGATGGTAAATATAAATGTGGTCGCTCCACATCAAAAGAACAAATACTCATGAAGCTCAAAAGATTTTATGATGCAGAAGCTCAAATAGTTGGCTTTGAAGAGAAGATGCACAACGAAAACAAGCAGGAAAAAGATGAGTTTGGTTTATCAAAACGTTCTACTAAAAAAGGTGGCTTAATACCAGCCGACACGTTAGGTGCATTAATAGTTGAAGATTTAAAAACAGGAGTTAAATTTGGTATAGGGTCGGGGTTTACAGACGAACTAAAAAAGGAGATTTGGATTCATCGCAAGAAGTATAAGAATAAAATAGTTAAATATAAATATCAATCAGTTGGTGTTAAAGACGCACCTAGATTTCCCGTATTTCTTGGGTTCAGAAGCAAGCTAGACTTATGAGCAGAAAGATTGATTTCAATAAGCTAGAGCAAACTTGTGGTGTTTGCCCCAGTCAACGGGAATATTTTGAAAATGGTTTAGGTGTTTATATTCATTATCGTAGCAATAGACTTAGAGTTTATGCCAATCAAGAACCAGTTGATGATATTTTTGATTGCATTGAAGAGCGACATTTAGTATTATGTATAGATCAGTTATCTTCGGATCCAAAAGATTATCTCCGTGGATATCTTACCAGCGAAGAGCTATTTTACATTCTAAAAAAACACAATCTTTTGGAGGAAAGTAATGAAGATCGATTTTGCTAGCCTTGTCAGAACTCATTTGGGCTTTCCTTCGGAGTGGGAAGGAAAATCTGAAGATGATCAGAAGATAAAAATTTCTTATAGACATGGTAGAACAAAAATTTTTTGTAATGATAAATTGATAGCAACATTATCTATAGATCAATTCGATGTTGGAGGATATATGGATGATGAAGTATTGGAAAAACTGTTAAAAGATAATGGAATGATAGCATGAAAATTCATACACAAACAACATTTTCGCAAGAAATAGAAAAGCTCGTAAGAGAAGATAAGATTTCATATTTTGAAGCCGTGTGCAATTATATGACTACTTACAACATCGAGCCCGAGTCTGTACCTCGATTGTTAAACATAAGTATTAAGCAGAAAATAGAAGCAGAGGCTACAGATTTAAATCTAATAAACAGAGGAAAGAAATCAGCCAAATTTTTACTATAAAATATGAACGCATATGAAGCGTATAAAAAATACGTTGCATTGAAATTACACTTTCAAAGAGAAAATTACGATTATTTTAAATTTTCTGGTGGTGTAAAAGTATCTCGTGAAAAGTTTGAAACTCGTCGAGATAAGTATTTTTTTCAAAGAATCTCTAAGCTGTATACCGAAAAACAATTTGAGCAACTGCTAGTCTCAAATTTTATAGTAAACAAAAATGTCTGGGTAGGAGATTTGTTGTCGGAAGATGGTAGAAAATTATACATTAATTGGAAAAAGACATATCAAAGTTTGGAGTATTCTTTCACCGAAGATTTAAACAAAATAAAAGAAATTATTGAAACTTCATATGATTTGGATAATTTAGATGATTTGTTTGTTGTTACAGATTCTAATAATTGGCCAGAGATTGTAAATTTGGTTGTGCAACACACCATAAAAATTGAAACTTTTATACTAATGAATAAGATACTGAATTTTATACCAAGAATAGACAAACAAATTGATGATGGAATTATATGGCCTGAGTTTAGAACACTTTGTATCAAATACAGTCCTTTCTTGGACATTGATACTAAACGATATAAGTCCATAATGAAAAATATTTTTGTTTCAAAAAATGCTTGAATATCTTTTATAAATCTGTTAGATTGATTGTAACACTATTATTAGTGAACTATTTTTAATTGGAGAAAAACTATGTCATTTGCCGATCTAAAGAAAAATCAAGGAGTAGCAGGTCTAAAGAATCTTCAAGATGAGCTTGAGAAGATGAATAAAAAGGATTCTGCAACTTCTAGTGATGATGATAGGTTTTGGAAGCTATCTGTTGATAAGTCTGGTGTCGGTGCGGCGGTCATTCGTTTTTTACCAGAGAGTGATGGTGATTCTCTTCCTTGGGTTCTTTTATACGAACATGCATTTAAGGGTCCAGGTGGATGGTATATTGAGAAGTCCAGAACAAGTTTAGGTAAAGGTAATCCAGATCCTGTGTTTGAGTACAACAATCAGCTTTGGAACTCCGGCATCGATGCTAATAAGGATCTTGCTAGAAAGCAAAAGAGAACTCCTCGATATGTATCAAACATTTTAGTTGTAAAAGATCCTGCTAATCCCGAAAACGAGGGTAAAGTATTCTTGTTTAAGTATGGTAAGAAGATTTTTCAGAAGATTCAAGAAGCTATGATTCCTGAGTCTGATCCTGTTGATCAGAAAGACCCGCTAAATCCTTTTTGCCCATGGAAAGGAGCAAACTTCAAGTTGAAGTGCAGAAAGGTTGATGGATATCCCAACTACGATCAATCGGACTTTGCAAATTCTGAGGCTATTTTAGGTGGTGATGATAAGAAAATCGAAACACTTTGGCGTAGTCAGCACAAGCTAACTGAGCTATTGAATCCATCACAATTTAAATCTTATGACGATCTAAAGAAGCGATTGGATCGAGTTTTAGGATTGAGTGCAGGAATTAAGGTTGAAGATTCAACTGCAACATCTCCTGTTACTAAGACTACAACTAGAGCTTCAGTTGCCGAAAGTGCAGCAGATGTTGGTGAAGTTACGGCTCAAGAAACCACATTCTCTGACGATGAAGATATCTCAGATGACTTGTCTTATCTGCAACAGCTTGCTAACGAGGAATAATTAAGCTCTATAGGCATTTAACACCGTGGGCCTCATAGAAGAGGTCCCGGTGTCATTTGGTCTACTCTGCTGCTGACCACCACCATTTGAGACACTTGATGTGTTGTTTACGTTATTAACAATGGTTGGTGCTGCTTGAGCAGTCTGCGCTGATTGTTTATTAACTGTGTTATAGCTCGCAGGGACAATCGATGCGCCTTGCAAATCTGGTTTAATAGATTCTGGTGAGACAACTCCGTCAGCAGAAATTTTTCCAGATGCTATCTCTGCTTTTAGTGATTGTGCGTATCCTGCTCTTTTAAGAGTTTCTTGATGCCCTCCCGCATGACCTGTTGCTTTTGCGACCTGAGTTATATCATTGTAGTTAAACTTAGACTTTCTATCGGCATAATATTGTGCTGATATCTTAGCTGCTATTTGAGGATCATTAGCTAAATCTGGATTATTCACCAAATCTATACCTAACTTTTTACTCATCGCAGTGTAGTTGTCTTTTCCTGTTAATTGAACAAGACCACGACCTCTAAACTTGTATCCCTCATTAGCTGCATTACCCATTCTACCACCATAGATTAGATTTCCTACAGCCTCAGGACCCCGATCTACTATTGCTTGAGCTTCTTCCATACTCTTTACTCTTACTTTATTTCCACTTCCTGGTCCATAAAGTTTCATAAGAGTTTTTGCCGAATAATTAAGATTTTCGCTCTGAGCTTTAAAATTTGACTCAGCTTGAAGATTTGCAAGTATGTTAGCTTGTGCATTTGGGTCTGTTATTCCTTTTGCCTGCAATTCTGCTAATACTGCGCTCTTTGTTTCATCTTTGGAGAGAGATTGTTCAGAAGGTCCTGCAACATTAGTAGATGGTTTACCATCAAATCCTGTAGATGGTACTGGTTTTCCGGTTTCTGAACTTATGAATTCGCTTCCTCCAGCAACAGCAGCAGCACTGGCGCCTGGAGTTTGCGGATTTGCTAGAGATGTGCTCGCATTTTCAGCAACTCTTTCTTTGTATTCCGCTCGTGTTTTTTCCTTTTCTGCTATTTCAGCTTGCTGTTGAGCTTTTTGATCATCAAGTGTCTGCCATCTTTGTTTAGACTCTTCATCCATTGTGGCATTTTCTGCGTTTCTTCTATCAATATTTCCTTGATACTCTTTGACCTTTTCTCCAGCTCCTTGAGAAAATTTGAGCAGTGCTTCCGGAACCATATCATCCGGTAACAGATCAATTAACCAATCGGCCATGCTTTTTACCCAGCCTACTATTCCCATTTTTATAGTATCGACTACGTTTAAGGCGTCATTAACCATTTTTTTAACAAAATCCCATATGTCATATATGAAATTTTTAATTGTGTCTATACCATTTGTAAAACTGTTGGTTATCCAAGTTCCGAAGTCGTCGAAGAATATTGCAATATTTTGCCCTCCGATCCATCCTAGTATTCCACCAATTAATGCTCCTATTAACCCACCAATCGCAGTTCCCACAACAGGAATGAAACTGCCTATACCAGCTCCTATAAGAGCCCACTTACCCATGTTACCTATAGTTCTCTTTACTTGATTGTCGCCAGTTCCTCCGAAGAATCCTCCAATAAATCCTGCTATTTTTCCCACACCCCAATCACCAGATTTTAACCACCCAGTAACTCCGTCGATAGTTGCCCAAACTAATCCTGCTACTAATGCGGTGGTGCCACTGAATAGAGCTTTGCTTAACCCACCCATAGCTGTTGATGCGACCTTTCCTAGACCCTTCATATCGGGCAGCATCCCACCAACTTTTCCTAATAGACCTCCTTTACCACTTTTTCCTTCTCCTGCAGGGGTTCCTGCACCTATGTCACCACCAGGTAGCAGCGAACCCTCAGCAGAGCTTTCTAAGCTATCTAAGGTAAGTCTATCTTGAGCCTCCGCCGCTTCTTCTGATGCTCTTACTAGCTTTTCTATGTTATTTGATATTTGTTCTAGTGGTTTTAGTCCATCAATAACTAGCAACAATTCTTCTGCTATAAAATGCACATCGCTGGCAATCTCTGCACCA